GTTTGCGCAAGGTAATAATCACGCGTCTCGCGCGCGATCTTTTCTGCATAAGACATATGATGTGTCTCATGGAATCGAGCGGCCATCACTTTCAAATCCGGTTTCTCGATGTCGGGCCGCTTCCATTCCCAAATGTACGGCTCGCCGATCTGTTCTTTTGTGACCGGATCGAGCGGATGCGCAATCATAAAATCCTTGCCAAGCGTCAAGCCTAGTTCTTGCTCGATCGCATGCGCCATTTCATCATGGATCATCATTTTATTGGTTCCTCAACCAGACAACACGCATAAAGATTCGGTTGTTACCGCCGTTCGTGCGAAGCCCCTCAACAACCCAAGGACCGCCAGCATCTTGCGTCACGTCAGCGCCGGTCACAACCCCTGCAAGTTCAGAAATAGCAGATCCCCATTGTACCTGCGCGCCAGCGGTTGCCGGGTTCAAATTGCCTTCATGCCAAACCCGATAAACACCCGTCGATCCGCCGCCATACTTCAATTGGTTGTCTGCGTCGAGCCCGAAAAATGCTCCAAAAGCTCCATCACGAATGAACACCATACAAGCTGATGCGGAATTGTTCCCGCCGTTCGCAATTTGCAAAGCGGACTGACCAAACGATGCCGAACCAAACCCGGGAGGCGCACCAGAAACAAAGCGCATGCCTTGCGTGTTGTTGCTCCCGCCGTTCACCGTGTAATTCCCAACCGGTTGATACGCGGCAGGGTTGAAGTTACCGTTATCCCATGGCGTCAGACCGGCCCATGTCGGGCGCGCGCGCGGCAAGCTCATAACCCCCGCGTCATTCAACTGCATGTTCCACGAGTTTTGCGCTTGGTTCAAAATTCCGATCGCACTTATCCCGGGGTCTGCAACATATTGGATCGACCCGAAAGCACTATTTCCTGCTTTCCAAAGTTGAATTTGAGTTCCGTTCAACATCCGGATATTCGCGTTATGGTCAACCTGACCACTAAACGCCCCGCCCGTAGTTTGAATCGGGCTAGGAAGATTCCCGTTATCCCATGGAATGAACGATCCGAACGTCGGACGCGTTCCGAACGATCCGCCGCCTTGAACAAAAATAGATCCGGCGTCAGAAACTCGGAATGTGAACCCGGTTCCTGCCTGATTGATGAACCCCACCGATTGCGTGGCCCCATCCGCGCGCATCTGCCCCGTGTACGTCCCGCCATTAACCGCATTGAACTTCAAAATGTTCGTTGCGTTCATCGTCACCGTCGTGTTGAAGGTGATCGCGCCGCTAAACGTCGTTGCGCCCGTGACCGTTCCGCCCGTGGTCTGGAACGGGCTCGGCAGGTTGCTGTTATCCCATGGCGTGAACGTCGCCCATACCGGGCGCTGTGAAAGACCGACGACGCCGGTCGCGCGGTTGATCGTGATTGGGTTATCGATCGCCGCGCCAGCGTCTGAATAACGACCAATGGCGAAATTCGAGCCAGCGTTAGCGCCCGATTCTGCCGTGCCATCTTCGTACACGTACCAACGGTTGTTATTGCCAACCTTCCATTGAACGCCACGTTGATTACCTGCCGCATACTGCAAACCGAGATCGCCGGTCATCGTGCCGCCTGACAACGGCACATACAAGCCGGGTCCGCCCGTGGCGAAGCATACAACCCATGCGGGAGTCGTTCCCGGTCCTGCCGTCGTGCTGTACTGAAGCCACGAATACCCGCCGCCGATGACTTGCCCGGCAGTGAGCGCCACGTGACCCAACCCAAGCAGCGGCAGCGCGCCCAAACCATCGTTAAACGTCGATGCGCCGGTATTGGTGTTCGCAACCTTCAATCGAAGCGTCATGCCTTCCGTTCGAGCAACCAGCGCCGGAACCGGATTGCCGACGTATGCGTTCACCGCGCCCGTGTCGGTTGCGAACGTGTTCGTGCCCGATTGATCGAGCGTGATATCGACAAGGCGCTTCCATGCCGTCCATGCGCCGCCGCTTGCCGATCGCGTGAACACGTTGCCATCGTTCGTCAAATAGCGCTGCAGCGTGTACGTCGTGCCTGCTACCGTCCACGACTTGCATTCGAGCATACCGGCGCGGCCTGCCGGGGAGTTCGAGCTTCCTGCCGCGACCGCGTTCGTCGCGAACTCGAACGTGCCGCCTGAAAACTGCGCGTTGTTGAAGTCGATCGCGACCGTCACGAGTTCCGCGCTCGCGCCCAATGCGCCGCCGCCCGGCATCGGAACGCTTGCAAGAACTTCGCTCGATCGTTTGATGTATTCCCATTGCGCCGGGGTATTAGCCGGATCTGTCACGTTGCCGCTGACAAGCGAACGATACGGTTGAAAAATACCGTTGCCATCGACGCGAAGAACTTGCGCGTTTTGCGCATAACCGTTCGGCATACCCGCATACCACGGCGGGATTCCCATTTGCTGCCACGCCTGACCCAACAGAGTCATTTGATTGAACAAATAATTCTGAATCGGGCGTTCTACGGCCTTCGCTTGCGGGTTACCTGATGCGAGACTGATTTCGTAGTTGTTCGTATAACCATCGCGGAAATTAACGAACGAATTCGGATCAGTTTGCGGCGGCGTGTTCTTCGTGCCTTGGTCTGCAAACGGGGTAACGATAAGATCTGGAGCGGCCATATTTAGGTTTCCTTAATCACAGTGTATTTTACACCGCCGCACGAAGGCGTTATACCGTATTGCTGCGAATTTAAGAGCGCAACAAACTGATCTGAAAGCGCTAATCCAGCGCCAATTCGATATTCCATTTGCATAGCGTTCGCAATTGGCCGAACAGATCCGGGCGGTCGCGTGAGTGTGAAGTTTTTATTGCTGCCGTTCCCCGTTCCGAACTGTTGATTCGTTGCCGTCGTGCCGCCCCAATTCCCTGACCATGAAAGCACTGCAGCAAGGGCAGGCGCGTTGTTCATCACAACCGTTCCCGCTGTATGGTCGATCGTGTAATCGGCAGGCACAGTGACCGCCGCGTTCGTGGTCGGAATGTATGAGGTTGGAACCGCTGACGTTTCCGCCTGCGATGCGAACTGTTGCACCGTGCCCGGGCGATCGATTGGATACGTCACCATCGAGTCCCCCGCCAACCCGGTCGGTTCCGTGAACGTCACGCCACAGAAATACCAACCCGGTTGACCCGCGATCGGATACATCGTGCCGACCGCACCGCCCGATTGCGCGACGATCTGCCCGGCAAAAAGATCGAACGTCACGAGTGCGGCGGGAACCATCTTGTCGTTTCCGATCACGAACTGATGCCCCGACGTTCCCGCCTTGCAAACCTGATAATAGGTTGTCGGCGCGCCCGGCGTATTGTTCAAAAGCTGATACAGATTCCCGCCTGCCCCTGCTGCGTATGTGACCGTCGTCGCGGTACTCACGCCATCGGGCGCGAGCGGTCCCGGCGCTGTCGTGGTTCCAAGGTATGCAGAGTAATTCGCAACCGACAAAGACCGGTTTGTTCGAGCGGCAGGGCTCATGAAATGATTGCCCTGCCAATTGTTCAAATAAATCTTTTCGTTCGAGATCCCTGCCGCCTGAATCGTCAGGTCAGCAACATAAAAATATTTCTTGTTCTGGAAATCCCACGGCTCGCCGTTGTTGAAAATGTAATTCAACATGCGGTTGATCTCTTGAATGCTTCCGTTCGAGACCAGCGCCGCATAACGAAGGCGCAACGCATAACGCACTTCGTTCAAGTTCAAAAGCGTAGTGTTCCCGCCGCCTGCGAAGTTACCGCCGATCAAATTCGGGTTTGGCAGATTCGGATCTGTTCCGCTGTACACGAAGTTTTGCCGGAACTGACCATAGGCCCAACCGACCGTATCCGGATACAGGCCAAAAAGCGAAGACGGCACGCCCAAGATGATGCACCAAACCATCAGGCCGAATGGGTTCGCCGTGCGCAGATCGAATACGTTCGTTTGCCAGTCAGACCAAAACTGATCGTGGTATTGCGAGTACCAATCGGCCTTCTTGCGGACCAGCGTTTGAATAGCGGGAGCATTGTTTTGCATCCACTTGAGCGCTTGACTCAAGTCACCGTTGTAAGGGGTCATCGCCATGGTTAGAACGTCGTCACGTTGATGTTGCCGGTCTGAAGAACGCCTTCGCCCCAAAGCGGCATCACGAATTCATTCGTGTAATCGCCCGGCGCTGGCGGCGCGTTTCCTTTGAGCACGCATGCGACCGTGCACGACTTGATATAGATCCCCGGAAGCTGCCGAATCGCCGCGCCTGCAAGCTCGAACGATGAAACACTCGTGCCGACCACTAGACCTTCTTCAAGCTCTTCCTCGCCGTTGGCATACTGAACCATGGCGTTCTGTACCGCGACAACGGTATCGGCGGATGAATTGCCTTGCGCGACCGTCACCTTCACATAGACATCGTATTTAACCGAGATGCAAGCCTTCACGGTGTACGGCAGGCCGGTTGCCGGATCGATCACGCTCACGCCGTTGGGAGACTGGATCGGCGTGCCGTTGGCGGTCCCGTAATCCCACGGACACCCGCCACTGTGCGCGGCATAGAGCGCGTTCGCCACGAGTTGCGGATCGGGGTTACCGCCCACGCAAACCCACATCGCATTAGGCAACGTGAAGGTGATCCCGTTCACGAGCCCTGCAGCACCCGTATTATTTTCGACCACGCGCGACGACTTCACATTAGCGACCGCATCCACGCGCGACTTGATCGCGAGCGAAGAACCGGTTCCCTGCGCGGCAAGGCGACCGCGTCGAACGTTTTTCAGCTTCGAGTTCGAGAGCGAAACCGTACCTTCCGCGACCGACGAATTCACGTCGATGACTGCAGACCCCCAACCGATCGCGCCGTCAAGAATCGATAGCGTGCCAATCGCGGCAGGGATCGGGCCAAAGACTTGCGAAAGGAACGTGGCGCGGATCGAACCGCCTGCCGGGATCGTCACATCATCGGCCAGAACGAACACGTCTCCAAGCTGCGTTTGGACGCGCGAACCTGCTGTGATCTGCGTCGTGTTTTCCCCGGTCAGCAGAACGCCGGTCACGATCGTGGATTGATTGCTGCCGCGCTCAACGCCAAGCAACGCACAGATCGCATCGAGAAACACGCCATACGAAAGATTCGGGTTGAAGACGTTCGCGAGATCCGCGTTGTTCTTCATCACCTTCGCGCGCGCGATCACTTCCGCCGTGATCAATGATCCTTGAGGCGTGCTCGAATCGGTATCGAGGTTCGGCCCAAGCGCGGCAGTAAATTCGCCCTGTACATCGGTCAGAAGGGTTGCCGTATCTTCTACGATCGTTCCCGTGTCGATGATGTACCCATATGATGTTTGGCTTGCGTTCGGCGTGCTCATGGCTCCATTCCCCCGGCAGTTCTGCCGCTCGTGCCCTGCTGTTCGTGTCCGTGCCCTGCGACAAGAATGTTATTGATCGTGGTCGATTGGGGCAGCGCACACGGCGCGTTGCCGCTCGATGAACTTGCGTCGAATCCACCGTTCACCGTCGTTTGCCCGGTCACGATAAGGTTCTCTTTAATCGTCACGTTGCCGTCAAATTCACTTTCAGGCACGCGAACGACAAGCTTGTTCGGCGCGGCGATCAGAATATCGCCGTCGCGGATCGAAATCTTCGTGCTGCCGTCCGTGGACTGAATCACCATCGCCGCCGCGTCTTCTGCCGCGATCATGTATTTACGGAACACGTCGGGAATGAAAAAACCGTCATCGAATTTATGAAATCGAGACGTGTTCGGCGGGGATTCAGAAAGATTTTTCTTGAACAGCGCGAGATCTCGATCGGATGCGAAGATCCACCCAAGATCGCCGGGTTGCATCGGGAAGCTGATGTGAAATCCTCCCGCGCCCAAGGAAAGCACGGGGACCGATGCGACCGGCTTGCGTGAAATAACCTTGCCCTTGATATCGACCATCTGAATGATCGGGCGGACAATAGCTTGATTTGCAACACGGTCGAATTTGACCACGGTCGCGGGTAGAAGCTGATCAGATTCTTGCTCGAACGAGCGAAGCGCGGCGCTTAATGCCTGCCACAAACCGCCCCGATCGTTCGGCGTCTGATTGAGGTTTGGGGTAGTTGCGCTCACAGAATAGGCCCGTTGTTTTGCGGCCTATTCTACAGGGAAATTGCGCCTATTTTAATAAGGGCGTCCAATAACTGCGAAGTTTCTGAATAGATCGCCTGTTTGTTCTTTGATCGACATGTTTAGCGGATAAGAAACCCGCATCGAGCGCTTCAGATACTCATAACCATAGAACGATTTTGCGCCGGGCATAAACTGAACCGTCGCGTCTCCCATTGAAGAGAACGACACGCAACCGGCAACAACATAATCGCTCGATAGCGGCGCGAAAATCACGAAATCGCGCGGCGTCCCCAAGGCGGGAAGGTTGCAGTGTTGCGCGCTCACGAACAGGTTCATCCCGTCGCCTTTCTGGATCGTCGCAATCGAGTATTTCACCGTGTGCACGACGAAATTTTGATCGACTCGAACGATGTTCAATCCGGGCTTGGCGTGAACCGGCTCGGTCGCGAAGACCATGCCAAGCGCAAAGAGCGCGGCGATTGCAAGGTTGTTTAATATTCTGTGCATTCTTGACAATTCCAAAGTTTGTGATAGATGAACCGAAACACTAGTTCATAATTTTATGCATGTCAAGCGTTATCGCTTGGGCCGGTTGCGTTCCGCGTCTTCGTGCGCAAGTGCCGTGTTCAACCCTTTTACCGCCATGACATCGACCATCTTCAAGGCATCTTCGAGCGAGTAATACTCTTCAAGCTCGCGCATGCTTGCAGAATCGTTTTGAATGATCTGTGAAACGATCGGATCGACATGCTGCGAAACAATGCCGTCGCGACCGCTTGCGAACCGGCTTGGAATCTTGACACCATGCCAACTAAGCAGGAATCCGAAGTTGATCATGTCTACTTGCTGCATCAGTTCAGACAGAACAGCACGCGGCGCGATCATGTTAAGCGGATCTTTGACCAGCTTGTTCACGGCCTGCCGCGAGTCGAGCGGCGTCCATTCGCCGTTTTCATCCATGGCAGACGTTTTCGAGAGCAACACGAGCGGCGCGGTTGTCTCTGACTTCATGATTTCCAGCGCCGGAATCGCCGTGAACTGCGTCGTCTTGTAGCTGTTCCCGAAGATCGTATAGATTTCAGTTTTAACGCTCATGCTGGCGGGGCTCCGCGACCGGTAACATAGAAAGGGGGCTCGCGCGATGCGAGATCGTAATCGAGCGCGGTAATCACATACGATCGATTGAGCGTCGGATTCATGATCGAAGTCAGATCAACCCCGTGCGCGAGCAACACGTTAGGATCAAACAACGTCGTGAATGACATCCCCCATTCCTGCCAAGAAGGCGTTCCGATGAACTGATCGATCTTCGCATTGTTGGTTGGATCGAGGATCTTGTTCGCATCCTTCACGACAAGCCGATCATCGTCGATGAACGCGGCCACATTGGGCTTGTTCACGTCCTGAATATCCCATATCAGCGCGCCGATCAGAACCGTGCTCGATGACTGATTTTCAAGCGTGATATTGTCGATCGATGTCTCGCACGTGAAGTTGTTTCCGAACCCCATTTGACGCGCGGCCCATGCAACATACTCTTTGAACGTCGAGCTAGAAGGCGGAATTTCCGACGTGTAGGATGTCTTATCGATCTGATGCGTGTAGCAAGTGATGCGCGTGGCGATATCAGGCGGACCGCTGCCGGGCTCGCATAACACGACATCGCCCAAGAATACGACGGATGTATTGATCGTTCCATCGCTCGTTTGCCAACCCGCTTCGATCTTGACTGGGATATACGTTTGCGGCGTCGCGCCCTGTTGAACCTGCCGGTTCTGGAATGCAGAAAAGTTGCTCAACAGGAACGATCGAAGGCTCGAAGTCAGGCCGATGACATCGACGGTCGCGCGGTTCTGAATCGCGAGCACATCCTTTTGAATGCGCACGTGCAGGAAGATCGATTGATCGAGCACCACATCACCGCTTGGCATCGAAAGCGTTACTTTCAGGATTCGATTTTTAAGTGGCATGTTATTTCACAATCGAGGTTGCGGAACCGTTCTGAACATCGGAAATATGAAGCTGCAAATGCTTCACAACTTCGTCCGCCGTCGCCTTGGGATCGTTCTGTCCGTACACGTTGATCGTCAGCGGCAACTTATCCGCTTCACTGCCCGGGGCGAATGCACCAAGCGTGCGACTTCTTGCTCCTTCTGGCGCGCGCGAGACAACATCGGGACCGTACTTTTCAAGATACTGAATCTGCCGGGCCTGCTGCTGCGTCTCGCGAATGATCGCGGCGGATTCGCCCACGCTCAGATTCGGATTGAACGAGCTTTGCTTAAGCTCTGCAAGGCGGTTCCTAAGCCCCGCGCTCAGAACTTCATACTCGCGCTGCATGTCGCCACGACTAACCCCGCCTTGCTGGATCTGAGCGACCGGAAGACCCAAGCCAGCGGCGAATTGATTCTGGATCGATTTGTAGTTGAGCGAATCCCGGCTTTGTCCGCTGAAACGGGGATCGTTCGCGACCGGCGCGGCGCGCGCGGAACCGACGCCTTCATAAGCGGCCTGAGCGCCTAACACCTTGCCCGGATAAGCGCGCGTGCGGGGGCCGTAGTTTTCCGGTTTCAGTCCGCCCGTGTAGAACGTAAGCGCTTTTTGAACGTCGCCTTTCGCCATGCGCATGAATTCGGCGAGCACCTTCGCCCCGGCCATGATGTTCTGTTGCGGATCGAAGTCGTCAGTCACGCCCAAACGCTTCAGATTCGACGGCATCACTTGCATGAGACCGCGCGCGCCTGCTTCACTTTCGGCTTTCGCGCGTCCCCGGCTTTCGGTATTGATCACGCCCTTGATCAACGACGGATCGAGCCCGGTTTGCTTCGCGGCATCCTGAATAAATTTATCGTACTTGGAAAGGTCCGCGACCGGCCCTTGCGGCGTCTTGATGATGCCGGGGCGATCTCCACTCGCGGCAGTGCCCGGGGACGCACCCGCGAGCCCCGACGCCTTCCCAACGGTCCCCGCCCATGCGGCAATCGCCTGATTGATGTCCACAGCGCCGCTAAACGTGGTCACTGCCGCAGAGAACATTGAAATGATCGCTTGCTCTTGATCAAGCTGGCGTTGACTGTCTGCCGCTTCCTTGTTCTGCGCATCGACGGCCTGTTGCGCGGCCTTCATGTTTTTGTCTGCCGCGCCATCTTGCTTGGCGATGAACGCCTTGGTTTCGCGATCGTTCTCGCTACCCGTGTTGTTTGCGTCCTTGTCCTGATCGAGCGCGAGCTTTTTGTTCGGGTCGGAAATGCCAAGCGTGCGACGAAGCCAACCCGTGACGCCGGGCGATGTATCTTTCGTCGCCTCGCGCTCTTCCGGCGTCAACTGATTGATGTGTTGACCCTTGTCGAGATCCTTTTTGATCTGATCGTATTTTTTTGGAAGCCCGTCCATCCACCCCGTGAGGAAATTCGCCATGCGCGTGAACGCGGGTAGCAAATGCTCGCCGACTTCGTTGGTCAGTTCCCGGAAGTGTTCACTCAGGCGCGCCGTTGAATCGTTGAATTCCTTCAGTGTCTCGTTCGCCTTCAACCGATTGTTCACTTCATCGGCGGAATGTTCCGTGATCTGACTTACATCTTTCGAGTTTTTGATCGCAACCGCTGTATCGGAATCGAAACCGAGTGATCGAGCTTCCGCGCGCACTTGCCCTTCGCTTCTGCCGCGCCAACGGTTTTGCAATTCCTGAGCGCGTTCGAGCGTCGTCATCGCGCCGCGAGGATCGCCCACGGCGCGCGCTTCAAGACCACGATAACGAAGGTTCTTGGCAATGTCCCCGGTCGGGTTCTTGAACGACTCGCTGTTGATCTCCGCGATACGCTTTAATGCATCATCGGCCATCGCCGTAGTGACGTTTCCGCCGCCGCTCTTTACGAGCTTGCGTTCATTGTCTTCAAGCTGGATTGCAGACAGACCGACGCCGATCCCTTGCTTGCGTTGCGCGTTGTATTGATCGCGCATTTGCATGACGGCCTTCACGCCGAACGCGAGCACGCCAAGCGCGACGCCTGCTGCTGCAAATTCAGCGGACATGAGCTTGACGGCAGCGGATACTTTATCGACACCCGGAACGAGCTTGCCGATTTCATCCGCTGCTTCGTTGGCGAACTCTTTTGCCTTGTTCTTCGAGTCGTCAAACGATTCGTTGTTCTGCTTAACTTTTTTGTTAAGCTTATCCAACATATCGCTTGCCTTGTTCGAAACTACTTCGTAAACAAGTACAAATTTATCCAGTTCGTCAGCCATTTATTTCACTCTGCTTTGCGGTTCGCTTCAACCATGTTGAGCGCCGGGCCGATCAGCGCTGACGCCTGAGCAACGAATGCAATCGCGAGTTCCGCGCCTGCCTTTTCCCAATAGCTAGAACGTTGCGCTTCTGCTTTCGGGTCGATGCCGTTCTCGATCAACACGCCGTTGAACACCGCCTCAACGTTCTGAAAGCTTCCAAGATGGTTATCGATCAGCGCGTTCGTGGACAACGGAAGCTCTTGACCACTGTCGAGCACAACCGTTGCATAGCTCAGAACTTCAAGTGTGAATTGACGGCGAAATGCGCGGTCTTCCGATGACAAGAATCGAACGTAATCCTCTTGAATATCCCAACCGTCGAGCGCTGCAAACTTGGCGATCACAACAGAGCGTTTCGATCCATCATTCAAAGTAATTTCTATCATTTCTATATCCCGAAGGTTTTGCCGATTTTTGCTGCTAGGCTTGTCAAGCTTTGTGATGCATTAGGCGGCGCTTGAATCCTCAAACCAGAAACGGATTCGTCTCCGCTCTGTGCTGGATTATACAGATTGAGGGGTGGATCTGGTTGCGTCTGGTAGAACTCAATGACCACGCGCGAAGCCGAAAGCATCTCAGGCGTTTGTTCAATTTCAACGCCGACGATCGCCATCGAATCGCTGATGATGCCCTTCGATGTAACCTGCATCGTCAAAAACGTGTTGGCGAAATTCGCGAGGATACTATCGATGTTCGAGATGTCGGAAACCAGCGCCGTCACGCGCATACGCGAAGGGGCGATGATCTTCGCAGACTGGATGTCGAGCGCGAGCAAGCTGATATAAACCGAGCTTTCGGAAAGCTGTTCCGTTGACAATGGGTTGCGTGTCACGAGCGCGCTTGCGTTGATCTCTACATCCTTCACACTCAAGCCTAACCAACACGGCGAGTTCGTGATCTCGTTCACGAAGAGCGCGGCGGATTTGCTGACCAGAGAAGAAAGGATATTGTTCGGCATCAGATGGAAGCAATCTTGTTATAGAGTCCGACCACGCTTTGCTTCGCGGTATCGAGCGCTGCAATCCCTTTATTCACAACCGACGAATCCGACGATTGTTGACAGATGACCGGCGTCACGTTCTGAACTAGAACTTGCCGGAACGTCAGGCGCTTGGGCGTCGCACTCAACATCTCGGACGTTTGCGAACTGTTGTCCGTATCGATCATCATCGAAGCGACTTGAATCCCCTTCGATGAAATTGAATAGAACGCCTGACGATCGAGTAATACCTTGTTCACCTGATCAAGCGATGTGATGTCGGTACAGAACCCCTCAATCGATAGATTGGTCGGCAAGATGATTCGCGAATCGATTATGGTCGCGCCGTCTTCGCGGCGATGCGGCATCGGTTGCGCTCGAAACGAGATCCGCACGCGCTTTACCTTGAACGTCGGCATGACTACCGCGCCCGTGGTCGAGTTCGTGATCGTCAGGGCGGATTCAGAAAAGAAGCTCGAAAGGATCGAGTTCGGCATTACAGAAAACTCAACGCGGTTTGAGCAACGGTCGAGATCAATTGCTTAAGCGATTGCGCCCCGGCAAACGTCCCGAATGCGAATGAATAGGTGTTGCCTTGCTTGCGTCCGCTTGGCAAAACAGTATCGACCAGCGGACCAGAAATGATTGTGCCGCCTGATAGCGTCACGGTCCCGTTGTTCGGGTTCGCGATGACGATCGATGTCACATCAGGAAGCGGAATGATTTTCGGCGAGCCCTTGCGCGCCTGCAGCAAGATTTTGCAATTAATGTCGTCTTCGCTGCCTGCAACAACGGACACATCGACCAGCACAGCGGCAGCTTTATCGAAAGCGAAAAGAGAACCGTCATAAAGCATTTCGAACCCGGTCGGTTCGATTTCCTTCGCCTCGATCGGGTTCTTGTCGTCAGCGAATTCGGTAATCTGAAAGCCTTGCGGGAATGAGCCCGTGGCAATCACAGTGACCGATGAACCGAATCCGCTGACATCAATCATACCGCCCCTTACTTCTTAGCCGGATCGGCAGCAACCTTTTTATCGGTCGCGGCAACGCCAGTGCCAACGTCGTCAGCGCCCTTCGCCGTGCCCGTGGTCGAGTCCTTAGCGATTTCGTTGAGCGCGGCATCATCCTTCTTGTCGGCAACCTTCTCATTGCTCGATTGCTTTTCCGGATCGCCGTCCACTGCCGCGCCCTTTGCTGCCGGGGTAAGCTGAACGCTCGATACTTCCGCGCCCGGGATCAGCGAAGCGCTCGCGCCGGTCTGGATCGGTGCGGAACCGTCCGGGTTCAACAGGGCATCGCCTTCGAGCGCCGGTTCGTGGCCTTCGTCGCCATCCTTGCCGGGCTCCAGATGTTCATCCAACGTGTGTTCACGTTGTGCGATCACAAGCGGATTTTCCGGCAAGTCGTCTTCATGCGGGTTGAAGATTTCGAGCGGTTCGGAATACTGCTTGCCGACATCATCCGATTGAACGAGGATGCCATGCGAAAACTGCAAAAGATTTTTGCTCATTTTATGAACTCACTTGTAAAGGACCGTAAAGCGTCATGATATCTGCAACGTAATCGAAAGTGTTGCCGGTAATCGTGATCGTCAGGGATTCGATGCTTTGCACATCGGGACAACTTAAAATCGCATTCGAAAGAGACTTTCTCGCCGCGTCATAGCTCTGCTGTGGCGTAAAGACCGTTCCGAGATAATC